CACCAGTAGTAATCTTGTCGTTTGTCACTCCACCAGTAGTAATCTTGTCGTTTGTCACTCCACCAGTAGTAATCTTGTCGTTTGTCACTCCGCCGGTCGTATCAGTGGTTGTGGTTTTGGTCTGTACTGGACCAATCTGTTCCGACGCTGCTGGGCCTTTGATAATAGAGAACGGGTCAACACGATCCTCTTCCTCTATCTTTTTATCTACCTGCAAAACGACGTTTCTTACACTGTCGACTACTTTGTCAAAGTCTCCGCCCAAACCACCTTCGATAGCCCCTGCCACGCCAGCAACGGGTACTCCTGATTCTTCGCCAACTTTGTCCAGCACAACGCCTCGGATAATTTCTTCAAGGCTTTTTCCGCCTTGCCCACGCTGATTGAATACCCCAGCAAGAATGTCATCCAGCGCGGGAATACCGGTAACCACCCCTACAGGCGCACCGCTTCTCGGCATATTGCCAATGATGGTGGGAGTAGTACTTCCCTGCGGAGTACCGTAGACGACGGATGCAGTGGGGTTTACCGGATTCAGCACTACAAGGCTTGGGTCGCCCATACCCATAAGTGCGCCCAGCTGCTGCAGACCAGCGTCAATCACTCCGCCAACGGCGGTCGTTGCGTCTTTCACTCCACCTTGTATGGCCTCAAGAAGCGTCTCTTCGTCGGTAGGTGCGGTCGTGTTAGTAGCAACAGGAGTGCCGGCAGGGGGTGCTTGAAGAAACGCGTTGTACTGCGCCATTGCACTTTGTGGGTCCAAACCCATTGCACTAATAACCGCTTCAGGCGGTATGTTGTTAGCCTGCATGACGTTGAATACGTCTTGCGCCGTGGCGTCTGGGTTGGCTTCAAACCAACTGCGAATCTCCATCTCCTGCACGTTTGGTAGAATACCCACTGTGCCGGCACCCTCCGTCTCTTCACCGGGGCGTTCTTGCGGTCCCGGATAAATCGGCGCACGGTCAAACATGCTCCAAGAATCTTCAGCATTTTGTTGAGAATTAAGCCAGTCATTGAGGCTGCCGATGTCGAGCGGCGATGGGTTACTGTACTGTGAATTCAGGGGACCCTGAAAACTATCAACGCCTGTATAGTCTCGTAAGTAACTCATAGTGTTCCCTCAAGGGGGTGTCGGTATCACGTCAGGCAGCACTGACACGAAAGTTACGGCAATCACGGCTGACGGAACACCGGGATGGGGTGACGTAGGAGCTATAGCGTCCAAAGTCATGTTTGTGTTGTCTCCCGCCCACATGATCTGTATGTATTGCCCTGCCTGCATATCAATGTTGAAGTTCCAGTTAATCTCAAGGATGCCCCCCGAGCCTGAAATCAAATACTCCCGTGCAGAATACCCTATGTCGGTGCCGCTACGCCTGATCCAGATGTACGCTATTTTACTGCTAGCGTTCGTGCTACGCAGCATGGCGTTGAATTGGAAGTTGTAGACCCCCGAGTACGTCACCGTAATTTCTGACGTCGTAGCCCCGTTGATAAACATACCGTTATCGAGATAAGTCTGATTGAACCGCACCGGCTGCGCCACGTTCACAGTGGTCAGCGTTTGGTCGCCGTTATCCCAAAACAACCCATTGGGCGAGTCTATGAACCGCCCACCGTCAGCGCCCGTAAGCAGATTGATGTTGTTGGCGGCACGCGCAAAGAACAAACGCAGTATGTTGTTCAGGTCATCCAAGTACCCGCGTATAGGGTTCTGCGGCGCTACGGGGAGCGCCGGGGGCTGTATCTTGTTTATCAGGTACCGTTCGTTAGACATCAGCCTCTACGCCCCGACGGAATCATGTCAAAGCGAGGAGCCCCTAGCTTCCACGTAACACCCAAGCCGGTAGACTCCACCTTGAACGCCATCTGCCTGCCCCTGATCCGCACGTACACCTGCCCGGTAAACTCTTCGATAGGCACTGTGGCAATGCGGGAGATAGTGTTGGTGCTGTTACCGCCCACAGAAGCCGGGTTGTAATAGCCGGAGCCGGAGTTCTCCAACGGCAGCAGTGTCATTGTGGCCGAGGGCGTGTCCGCCGTAGAGCCTTGGAACGTCATGTCGGGCAGTACCCGGTTGATCAGCATGAAGCGGTCGCCGTCGTCCACGTCAAACTCTGCAGAGACAATAGTTGCCGTAATTGCAGTGGGGGTTCCTGACTCGTTGCAATCCACTCCGTACTCTTGGTACACCAAGTTGTTGCTGTATGTAGCGGCGATGGGGTAGTCCCGCAAGTCAGAATCCAGCCACGCAGTACGGCGCAGCGTGCCGTAATACCATGCGTTCTCCACGTAGTTGTAGATTACGTAGCGGTCGTTTTCGTTGGACCCAGCGGATGGGTAGAACCACCAGATTTCATCAAACTGCTCGTTGGTGCCGCAGACAACTTGGTTGAACTGCTGTTTGTTGATGTCGTCGAACACGTAGCTACGCACGGAGCACGACAGTGTTTTGACCGTACCATCGTAGTAGTAAAACTTGTCTTTGCCCATCCAGTACGCCACGTTGTTGGAATAGACCACGGCGTTGGGACTGATGACTGTGATGTTATCCCCCAAGAGCTGGGCTCCCCACACCTCGGGCGCACCGAGGTACTGCAGACCATAGACGGCTGCGTCGGTAAACACCAGCACTTCTTGGCGGGCCTGCTTTGCCGCAATGATCTGTGTACCTTTGGACACCCGCAAACTACCGGCTTGGTTCGTCGCATCCGGCGTCCAGTTCGCAACGTCTTCTTGGTCAGACCAACGGATAAGCATGGGGTCAATGACGGCGCTTCCAATCTCGTTAGCCCCGAAACAAAAGGCAAACCGGAAAAGGTCAGAAACGAAGGCAATGTTGGCAATGGTGGGGACGTCGGATGCGCCGCTCAATGAAGACACATACACCGCTCGGGTATTCACCCCGCCGGTTGCATCCCAGTAGAAAGGCTTGCCGCCACGGTACGTAAAGAACAGGTCTTCACCGAAGTTGTTCTGGCTCCACAAGCGCATTGGGGCAATTGTAGTACCGCCAAAACCCCACGTACCAAAGCCCCAGCGTCCCGCACCCCACCCAGTGAACGGTACTTCCAACTCGTTACCTATAGGTATTTGATACGCCGCCACGACGGCAGCTCCGCCGTTCCCACTGTCTGAAGAGTTTGCCGTGGCTGTAGCTACAATGGTGTAGTTGTCGTCGTCGATAATTGAAGCAATGCTGTACTCTTGGTTTAGCACTGTCGCAGTGATGTTACCGCCCAGACTGACGGCACCAGAGAACGTCACGTAATCGCCTTGTTGGGCACCGTGGTCTACGTCGGTAACTGTGAGAACAGCAGACCCGTTGGTAGCGGCAAAAGTAACATCGCCTGCAGCAGTAGTCAGGCGAATAGGCGTCACGTCAAAATAACTACCGCCACGCTCAATGTAGTACTTGAGGTTTGTCCCCACCGACACAAGGTTCTGCCCCGCCAGTGTGGCCCAGTTGGTCATGGAACGGCATACGCCTAGATAAGTAGACGCAGATAGTCTTTGCCACCCACCAATTTTCTGAGGCAGACCGAAACGAAACCGCACTTTGTTGGTCTCGTACCAAGTACCCTCGGCGGCGTACCGGGTGTTCTCTCGGTTTACTCCGGGCTTGAATGTAATTTTCTTGAGCATTGGGATTAACCCCCAGATAAGAACAGCGCCCGTTCCGCTTCTCTGCGCCTTTCGAGCCCCTTCAAAACAACGCCGTTAGACTTTCGCCATTTCAGAAACTCGTCTGCCGCGCCAGAGTAGTCCCCGCGATTGTACTTCATCCGTAGCGTAGACGCCTGCAAGTTGCCTAGTCCGATGTTAAAAGAAAGGCTAACCAGTGCTGCAAGGTGAGGCTCGCTATCAGCAGTAGCAGGACATAATCGTAGTACTCCAGTCTTACATTTAAGTAAATCCGTCTGAAGTAACGCATCAATTTCGTCAGCATCCCACACCCGATTATGTTCTGTCTTGAGTGGATAGGAGGGTCTTTCGTCGGCTTTGAGCCTCGCTTGCTCCGGGTACAAAACATGGCCGTAACCGACCGTCCACAGCTTTGCTGGGCACAAATAGGGGGTGTTATGACACCCCTCAAATGCCTTTATCAAGTCGCTCATTTCTTGGAGAAAGCCTGTGACCCGAACCAAAACGCGATAATTGCGGCCAATATGCTCATCTCATCGTCCGAAAAAACCTGATCCATTGCATCAGCAAAGGCCACCCCAGTGGAGTACGCGTACCAGATTCCCGCAACATCGACGGTGATTAAAAGCCCGACGAAAAGATACGTAACAACTGGGCGAACAGAGGCACGAAGGTTAATGACCCAAGTGCTGGCCCCTTCGCCGATTTTCATGTCATGCTTCCACATAGCGATCTTTTCCTGCGCCTGTGTTTGCATGGCGATCTGCTCGGTCTTGATCTCTTCGACCCTTGCTTGTGCGATATAGCCTTCTTTCGCCAGAGCAATCTCACGCTCGCGCTGCATCGTCATCAAAGCAAGCTCGTGCTTCTTGTCACCACGGTCTTGAAAAAAGTCGAGAACTTTTGGCAGTCCGCCGGAAGCGAAGCCCAGCAGTGTGGAAACCAATGTCATCATAGTCACATCCTCATAATTACTATTGCTGCGACAATCGGAATCGCCACAATCAGCGCAATGAGCGCAATGGCAACGGCATTCAATATAAGTTTCTTGATTCTTCTGGCTCGAGCATCGACTGCTTTTTTTCGTGCGTCACGAATAGTGTTTCGGTCTTTAATCATGTCTCGATAGGCGTCTACCCCGAATCGGTACACGATCATCTCACGCAGTTCACGTTCCTGCTGCTCGATCTTTTTCCGTCTCATCAGGTTTTCAATTGCTTCCTGCTCGACAGAGGACTTGGCAAAGACTTTCCTGAACAGAGGTGGATCAGCGGCTTCTTCGTCAGCAGCTTTTACGTCAGCAATTGCACCAAACCATGTTCCCAACTGGCCGCCCATGTCCTCCAGCTCTCGACCTACCTCGATGCCCTTCTTGAGCATGTTGTAAGCCGACGTGGCAATTGCCATAGCCGAGACAGGATCGAGCATGGCGCACCTCTACTTCAACTCAGTGACATCATCACCCTTGCGAACCGTCACCTTGCCGTCCTCAACATCGACGCGCATAGGCGGTTCTTTCTCGGCCAGCTTGGCGATCAGGTGTTGGATTACTTGGAACTCAGGCTTCTCTTCCTTCTCCGCTGTACCGGCAATGCCGTTCATCATGTTGATGAGGGCGACAAGCGCACCGCCGACCATCGTCATCACGGCAGTGATTGCGGACTCAGACAGGAAATAGCTAGAGCCGACACCGATAAGGACGATAGCTGTGATGTAGGCTAGGCCGTACTTGCCGATTGCCTTGCCAGCGACCTCTTTCGCTGTCTCGCAGCGTTTTTCTGGATTCTCTTCGCTCATGACTTGTCCGCCTTGTTCTCAAGCCGCTTGAAGATTGCACCGAGCATCTCCTTGATCTCGCGCATGTCATCCTTGTAGTCGTCTCGTGCTACATAGACCCGTGGCAGCTCGCGCACATCATCATCCAGCCGGTCAATCGCCGAGTAGATGCGCGACAGTATCCAGCCGCCGAAGAAAGCAGCCGCAGTGACCGCCAGATTAAAGAGAACTTGGTAGTCCACGGCGGCTCCTTACGGCTTCACGGGCCAGTTGATAGAGGTCGGGAACCCAGCTTGTTGGGGGATGTCTCTCAGAGCCTGACGATAGGTAGCCCACTCAGTAGGTACAGCTTGCCCAGACTCAAGCGACTTCACCACAACCCAGTCGCATTCAGCAAGCAAGCGGTCACGCGAGTCGCGGGCAGACTTGGCAAACTCCGCGTCTTTCATGGCTTTGTATGCTGCTTCCTGTTCTGCTGCTGTTGTCTCGCCGTCAGTGAACACAGGGCCAAGGATGTACTTGGTGTACCACTTACCCTCAATCTGCTCCAATCCAGAAAACTGGCTGTACTGGTACACCGTCCCACCACTAGCCTGCGGGCCTTCAAATACCGGATCGACGCCCTTGGACTCAAGCCACTCAGTAGTAAGTGGACTGGGAACCTTGCCTTGGCCCTTGAAATGCTCGCGCAGACCAAACTCGGTCATGATGTATTCGCTGGTGTCTCTGATTCTGTAACCCATGTTTACCTCTACGCGATAGCCAAGAAGATGTAAGTGCCACCATTGGCGTTTAAGCCAGCGGGTGCTGTGCTGCTCAGTTCAAACCCTGCGCTGTAGGTGTCAACGTAATCTGATCCTACATACTGCCCATCAGAAGTGTTCACCAAGAAGTATGGATCATTGCCCGCCACGATACCCTGCCCGCTGTCGTACAAATGCCAATTACCTGTAGAGTCGGTGCGCTTGATGAGAACGAACCTCGCACCAGCAGTGAAGCCGCAGTCGATCTGCTTGGTAGTGCCAGAGCCGGTGTATGATCCGACCTTGCTGACGCCTGCTACAGTGGCGAAGAGGTAGGCGACATATGTAGTGTTGTTTTGATTAACAACTGTAGCAGAAGCATTAACACTAAAAGTTGAGGCGGTTGGGGTAGTGCTATTCCAAAGAGTTTGACCAGTAGCCGCTGCAAAATCCCAATTAAGATATACTAGACCTGTATTGCCAAGAGGCTGTGCATATACTGCCCAAGCATTCGTTGCGCTTCTAGTTTTTACAATCATTAACTCCGGTACAGCAGCCAAGTTGTGGTTTATCGTCCTCGCAACACCCGTCCCCGTATAGCACACCACATCCATGAAGCCGGGGGCGCGACGGAATCCCCAGAGGGCGTAGCTACCACTTATGCCTGAAGTCTTGAACCCATCCTGAACGTCAAACGGTCTTGGCCCCGCAGTGCCGTACAAAGCACCTTCGCTGTCAGTTGTGTTGGGGTAAAGAACAGTGTTCCTCAACCTATCACTAAGCAACCATTCCTGTGTGCCGTTAAACTTAGCCATCGTCATATCAGTAACAAAGCCAGTCGTTACGGTCTGCCCTGACGTTAATGTGACAAGCCCTTTCGGATTAGCTATCTGCGTCCCGCTAGTCGGCACTTTCATCGGGCCACGGCGGATGGCGATGTAGATGTAGGTTTCTCCAGATGCGTTGACTCTACCGGAGCCGCTTATAGGATTAAAACCAGTTGCCGTTGGTTGCATTAATGCGCCTGCTGCTACATTTTCGGCGTTGGATGTATTAGGCTGCAACAGTGCTGTTGCAGATGTTCCGTTTGTCATCCCGCGCATGGTATCTATAATGTACCAGTCTTGAATTGTGGTCGCCGCACGAACTAACAACCACTGAGGCTCCCACCCAAGCGTCACTGTTGGCCCTGTTGTGCTTCCATTACCCGTATAACTCCCACACGAAATCACATTGTCCGACCCAGTAAGGCCAAAGCCGCCTGCGTCATGGGCGAAAAGGTAGGCAACGTAGGTGCCGCCAGAGGCGTTGACATCAGGGTCGTTCCCAACAGTAAAAGTAGTAGAGGTTGCAGTACGAACATAATCTACATTTCCGCTTAATGCAGCATCCGTAGCGTTCAATCTTAAATCGTTGTTGTCTCCCGCACTTCGATGCCACACCCACCAACTACCTGTTGAGTCTGTGCGTTTGACAATGACACATCCCGGTGTTGATCCAAGATTATGCGCTATTGCCCTACCCCCAGCGACACCATTCCCCGTATACGTCACCACATCAAAGAACTTCGCCTGCTCGCGGAATGTCCATGCGACGTAGGTAGTAGCGTTGGTATTAACGCCCGCAGCCCCACCAAGAGCAAAACCACTGGTGTTAAACGCGGTAAGGCTGTTTGCAAGTGAGTCCTGTGCGTCAGTGTTGTTGGTGTTTATTTCATTCAGAGCGCCCCTAGCTGTGTCAAACAAAAAGTGGCTTGTTGCGCCTGACCGGCCCTTCATCCAAACCAACCCACCCTTACCAGACAGATCAATCCCATTGGTGATGGTCTGCGTAGAACCGTTGCCGGTGTAGAGGTAGGTGGAGAACAAATTCTCAATGAATGCGCTGGGGTCTATGTTTCCCGAAGTCGGCCAGTTGCCAGCTTTGACGTACTGAGCAGCCTGATCCAGAGTCCACACACCAGAGGCAGTGCTGTCTTGATAAGGGCCGCTTGGGACGACGGGAGTCTTGGTAATCAAGCCACCGGGATATTGTTGACTCATGCTATTTCCACCCAAGAAAGTGTTGGTTCGTCCCAGCGATAGGTCTTGTTGTCAGTCGGGCGGGGGGTAGGAGGCACAAAACCACAAATAGTTTCGTCGAACACCCATGAGACGTATCTGTGCCCAGCCCACTGCGTTTTTACTAAGTTTTGCTTCGCTATTTTTTCTGCGTCTGTCATGAGACGGACATGATGCACGTCGACTACACCATCATCCTGCCATCCATATGTCACCCCTTCGTAAACTTCATATGCCGATAAAATCGGCTGCGCTACGCGAGTGAACCGCGCAAATTCGGATGGCAAATTGTTTACGTCAACAGATGGGAAGGCTTGGCAAAAGTTATCGCCAAAAATTGGATGCTCAAACGGCTGACCGTCTTTGATGCGGATGTAGAGTTCCATTACAAGTTACCCATTACACGTCAACCCGGTGTTACTTCACTTTTGGTTATAGAGATATTTTCCCATGCGCCAATAGGGCATTTTGAGTTGGCGCTAACAATTTTCATCGCAAGAAAACAACCACACTTTCCACATTTATCCAGCCCCAGTAACTCTTGTTTGTGCTCACATGCTCTGCAAATAGTTTGTCTTAGTCGCTGGGTTTCTTCTGGTGCTATCATAAATACTTTTACAGATTGCCTGTGTTTGTGTTTGGGAAAGCTCGTCCAGCCCCCCATATAATCCGCACGGCCCCCACACCTCCACTAGCGCCATTACCAGAATAATAATACTCTGGGCATCCTTCTCCACAACAGTACGCGCCTTCCCCACCTCCGCCGCCTCCGCCATACGCTCCACCAGCACCGCCACT